GCTGAGTCTACTCCAATGGTAAAAACTCCACCATGCGGTTTCTATTTTATCACAGAATGTTTCTAGCTCTTTATTTAAATCATCTAAGTTATAAATCATTATTCCCTCAATTCATTGAAAAGCTTTCTCCGCAGCCACAAGTTGATGTAGCGTTAGGATTGATAAACTGAAAACCCTTTCCTTGTAATCCATCTTGAAAATCTAATGCCATACCTTTTAGGTATATCATACTCTTTGCATCCATAAATATTTTATACCCGTCATTCTCAAAAATTGTATCTTTCTCTTCCCCTGATGTAAAATCTAAATCATAGGAAAGTCCAGAACATCCACCACCTTTTACTGCTAATCTTAAACCAATATCACTAGGCAATTCACTAATCAAAAACTTTACTTGTGCTGATGCTTTTTCTGTAATAGTAATGAAATCCATAATAGTTCCCTTGCTTTGGATGTGATAGTTACAAAATCCATTCCAGTACTTATTTCACATTTAGCTACTTTAGGTATTTTATTAATCAAATATTGTTCCCGTACTGCTTTTGAATAAACCAAATATTGTTTGGCTACTTGATGTGAAGTAATCTCAAAGTTCATTTTAACTCCTTAAAAGTAGAATCAATATAATTTCCCCATATGTATAAACAACATATACTAAAAAACCAAATATTATCCACTTAACCATATTAGCTCCTTGTGATAGCAACTATTTTCTTTATCTGTTTATCTATAACCTCTTTACGATTAGGCCATTTGATATAAATATCATCTGGATTCTTTTGTAAGTTCTTTAACAGAGGCATGATGATTTTCTCAAGCTTTAATAAATCTTCTTTTCTCTTTTTCTCTAATTCCTCTACTCTACCTGTATCACCTTCTCTAGCTTTCAACAACTCATTGATTTTCTCTTCCAATCCAGAAGATACATTAGCTGTTGTTTCTGCTACCTTTGCTTGAACTTTTGTTTCAAAATCTTTGACTTCATCTTCATCAACCGTACTGAAACCAAAATCAAACTCATCATACTCATCTAAGCTTATATCTTCACCCATAATGTTCTCCTAATGTTGTTGAATAACTTGTGGATTCTTTTTCATAATCTCTATTAGCTTTCCAATATATGTATCCATTTCCTTAAAAGGTTTTCTGAATACTTGTACCTCAAAACTATTCCTAACAGCAACCAGTATCACAATCTGCTCTGGTAATGCACCTGTCATTTCAAAGAATGCTGCGGAATAAAAAAAGGCTTGGATGAAATAATCTTCAATCCAATCCTCTCGTTTTGCTTTCCTAGATGTCTTGAAATCTATAACAGATAATACACCGTTATACTCAGCAATACAATCTGCTGTTCCAGCAACTTTTAGAATGTCACTGTGCAATGGTGCTTCAATGCATTGAATGTTATCAATGTTTCCTAATAGAAAACGTAGTCTATTGAATACACTAATAGCTTCTTTGTCATCACATTGTAAATCCTCATTGTATAGATAATCTTCACAAAGACTATGTACCATAGTTCCAAGTGCTGCTGATTCTTTCATAATCTTATTTGCTTCTTGGTATCCTACTTTTTCCTTCCATGCCTCAATTCCTGGCTTTGGTTGTCGGCCAAGAATTGAGGTAATGGATGGATAGATATTACCTTGAGGAGTTACATACACCCGCTGCCCATTAACCTCATCACGGACTCCCATTTCAATATCATCACAATCTGTCGAGTGTACGAACTGTTTTCTCATATTATCCTTTCATCTTGTCCATAATAAATGTTAATGAAGTTAATTCTCCATCTCTCAAAATTACAAAATATGCTTTATCGCCTATTTTTTTAGATTTTACTTTTGTAGCTAGAAGTTTCCATTTGATATCAACAAAATCCATCTTTATAATAATATCACCAATTTTTAGAATACCTTCAGCTGGACTTCCTGGCACAACTTCTTGTACATAAGCACCATAACCATATTTAAATAAACCTATTTTATCTTCCAAGTCTAGTTTTTTTACTGGACGGAAAACGATACCCATATATGGTCGAGTAATTCTTTCATCAGTTGGAAGTGCTAACAATTGTTTAACTGTTGACTGAACATAATCTCCGTCAATAGCAAAACCAAGTCCAACACTACCTCTGCTATTACCACCCGTAATTATCATAGTATTTATACCAACTACATGACCATGTGAATCTAGTAGTGGGCCACCAGAGTTGCCGGGATTAATAGCTGCATCAGTCTGGATGTATGGTACGAATGGTGCTGACTTAGGTATAAACCTATTCAGTGACGATACGTTACCAAATGTAATACTAAATGATTGTCCCATCGGAGAACCAATAGCAATAACATCTTGACCTAGCTCTGGAGTTTCACCCCATGTTAAAAAATCAAAAACTTTTCCTTCTTCAGCATTATTAATTTTCAACAATGCTATATCAGAGTCTTCATCATAATTAACTAAATCTGCTTCGTATGTTATATCAGATTGAAAAATAACTATTATTTTTCCACCATCAATAATATTGTTTATAACGTGTGCATTAGTTAAAACATATCCATCTTCACTAATAACAAAACCAGAACCAACGTGTTGTGGGTCTTGTTTAGGATTCATCCTCTCTTTTGGTTGTCCTTGAGGTTCACGAAACTTAAACCCACCACGTTCTTGTGGTTGCATACCGGCACTCACATTGCCTCTTTCTGCGTGTATCTCTACTACAGCGGGAAGTACTTTCTTTACAATACTTGTTTTATAAGTGTGGTCAGCATTGACGATTGTACTTACTCCCAATAACAGAAATGATATAAAAAAACATAATATATTTTTTTTATAGTGCAACATCTTGTGCTCCTTGCGTTTTGTTAAATTTAGTTTTTTGGATTAAATAGTTTTATATGATTCCCTCCGATAATACATGAAAGGTTTCCCTTAGCATAGTTAAAGATAATAGCCCACTGTTTATTTCTTGGATTAATCAGTAATTCCATAGAAAGTAGCATTCTATGTCTGTCATCATTGATGACACCACTTGCAGCTAACCCCAACATATAATCGTTTTCCGCCATATTCTTTACAAATTCTGGTGTATTACAATACAATAGAATTTCAGATAATGGAACTGTTGTCTCTTGCGGTGTTTCTGTAACTGGTTTATTACCGAGAATAAATAATAAACACAAGCCGATTAATAATAGTTGTTTCATTTTACCTTACCTCAAATTTTGATGCTGGATGTTTTTTCTTTATCCGCGTCATTACTTCCGTAAATTCCTTAGTTGGTTTTAATCTACCTTTAGTAGATTCTAACCGAGCTGAGTCTCCTATTCCTGCGGAGCCAACAATACGGATGACGTTACCCGTTTCTTTACAAAACGGACAAGGCTTTGATAAAGGGATATCCATATCAGCAATTGTATGGAATTCTTCATATTTGTGATTACATTTCTCACACTCAAAATCGTATAATGGCATTATATTGATACTCCTAACGGTATTTCAAATTTGTTTAACTTACTTTTCCACTTCATAAATGACCTACCATGATCTGTCTTATTCAATTGCATCCATTGCCACTGATGTATCATCTCGTGGGCTAATGTATAAATGAAATATGATTTGTTTATGAAACGGCTATCTATGGAGAGTTCCCCGAAAACATATTCCCCATAAGTCCAACCAATATGTTCTGCATGGCAATCATGTTTTCTACTTATTGATATATCATAAAAAGGATGTATAATATTATTAAAGATTTCCTCATTCAAGATATTTGTCCATCGTGTTATCAAATGTTTTGATGGTACAAATATTCTATTTTTATCCTTGTTTTCTCTAACGGTTCTAATAACAATATTATCTTTTTTGATATACATGGCTTAACCTATAGTAGTAAGAAACACTGAAACTAATGCAATAAACGCAGTGTTAGTCATGCTTGCAGGCCTTCCACTTCTACTACGTCTTACGACTGTTGCTTTTTGACCTGTTCCATGAGTTGTTTTAACAGCTGAAAATTCCCGCACAACATTATATAGACAAGTCATAGACATATCCAACATTTTACCTTCAAACATAAATCCATTCCACTTCAATTCAAAGATATGGTCATCTTCATCAACCAAGTCTACCTTAATATATTTTTCTTTAAATGCTTCTATCACTATGGCTTCTTTAGTTACTTTTTTTCTTTTATTTACTTGAATAATAACTTCTGTATTCATGTTTACTAAACTCATTTTTCTACCTTTCTATATAGATCAGGGAAAACCTCAAGCACTAGCTTTTCTGTTAGTCCCTTTACTTTGAGTTTCTTTTTTACCATCTGTTCAAAAATAAGTGATTCATCAGGATGCATTGATTCTAGCATCTGAATCAATAATTCTTTAATTCTTTTTTCTTTTAAATTAATAGACTTTGGATGCCCCTTAACAAATATTGAACACTTTGGCATTACTGTGAATAATGATATCTCACTCAAGCCAATCGGTGCATCATCTTTTTTATACTTCGGCATTTTATTTGGAACATTCCATACAATAGATGGATCAAAAGTTCCCTGCAATACAAACTTAAAAATATTATTTGTCTTGTATTGTTCCAATAATTTTTTCTTCTCTGCTCTCGTTTTTGCTTTAGCTATACCCTTCAATAGCTCAGAAATGTAAACTGTCATTTTGTAAAATCTCCTATGTGTTCCATTAAGAATTTCAATTTCTTACTAATAAAATAATTCAATAACTGCCCCTGCTTAGGAGTTTTTTCTTTTGCATATTCACTCACAATAGCATCTGTTATTTCTTTAGGGATACAATCAAAGTCAATCAACTTTTTGTTGCGTTCCCACTTTTCAGACATACCATTTTCACAAAAGTCCTCAGGCTTCTCATTCATCCAAGTTGCTACTTTTTTCTTGGATATAGGTCTTTGCCTCACACCTTCCACAATACAGTCATCAGCTGATAATATATTGGGTATTCCGTCACCCTTATCACCACGAATTATATGTTCCTTCAAGTATTTATAAGGGTCAGGAACAGTCAACATTTTTTTCTGAATGGGTGAAAACTGCTTAATATTCTTATATTTCTGTAATTGGGTGAAATCCTTGTCGCTAGAGATAATAATACTCTTTTCTGGTAGAGTTCTGGCCAATACAGCAATAACATCGTCACCTTCAGCATGGGGTACTCTAATCACCTTGTATGGGAAAAACTCATCTATTTCAAGGATAATAGTATTTATAGTCTGGAATAAGTCACTCCAATTCATACCTTCTGATTTCTGCTTTTCACGTTTAATCTTACGGTGAGCTTTGTAATACTGATATTCCTGTTTTCTCCAGCTGGAGTGCATATCAGTACATATCACCAATTCACCATACTTATCTTTATGTTTTATTCGATAGTTTCTAATACTATTCAGTACTAAGTGCCTGATGAAATCCTCAGACGTTCTTTCTTCGTTAGGAATTCTATGGGCTACCATAATACTCCCAACAATTATATTTGAGAAATCTAATAATATCATATCAGCTCCTTCACAGCTTCAACTACCTTTACTTCTTTAATAGAATCTATACGAAAACTTCTCCAACCATTGTTATCAATATCCCAAACAGATATGGTATCTGGATTTACTTTTTTCGTAGATTCTGTTATAGTAGGCTCGGGTAAAACAGAATCATGTAAGGTACAATTCATAATTCTTTCTTCACCATTAGCTTTAGTAAAAACTACTTTCATCAAATTACGTTTTAGTCCTTCAACCAAGATTTCCCGCTTCTTCATCATAACCTTTTTCCTCCATATATTCAATAAAACTCACTTCACGTTGATGTTTGAAAATATCCACATTGGAATATTTCTTTAACAAATCTATACCATACTCATTTTTATAACTCTCTTCATAATGAAATTCTTTTATGCCTGATTGCAGAATTAACTTAGCACAATCAACACAAGGAGCATAAGTACAAAACATATATGCATCCTGTCCTGATTCAGTAGACTTAGCTAACTTAGTTATTGCATTAGCTTCTGCATGAAGAACTTCTGGTTTTGTATGACCATCTTCTTCACAAATATTAGAACCACCAGAAGGCATACCATTGTATCCGATAGAAATAATTCTATCATCCTTTACAATGATACACCCAACTTGTAGTCGAGTTGCTGTAGATAGTTTTCCATATACCCTAGCAACTTCTAAGTGTGCGTCTATATATTTACTTTTCATCTTTTTCTTTGAACCAAGTTTCAACATCTATTTGCTCAACAGGACTTTCTGCAGCTTTGTTTTGTTCAAACTCTTCAATCTTTTCTTCTACAGCAGAAAACTCTTTGTTGAATGTTTTCTTAATATACTCTGTACCATCAACAACCATGTCCTTTGAGGTAGCCAAATCTTTTACAAGTATATCTACATTTTCTGGTTTCTGTGTCATCAAAGAAAACAATAGGAAAAATTGAAATACAATAATAATATTCTTAATCATTAGAACGCTCCTAGTAAAATGGTTTGTGCGTTAATTCTTCCAGTAACGGATTGATCTTTGGTTTTCATAGATTTCATTTTCTTACGCAAAGATTGTTTCGTTAATTTACTTAATGTATCTTCTGGTTTTCTAGCTGTCTTTTGCGTGGATGCTTCATTGTCAAAGTTCTGAATAGTACAACCCTTGACACTAAATCCTCTCACACTATTCTCAGCATAATATACACCCAATCGGTTATATTTGGTGTTATACACCCATAACTCACTAGCACCGACAATCTTTTCTGGATTGATACTTACCAGTTTAAGGTCTGGATGTTCTGATTGATATTTAAGATTCTTAATCAACTTAGAAGCTGATTTCTGTTTTGTCTTTCTAGGTTTTCTTTGAGCTGATGCGTTCTTAATAATACGGTCAAGATCATCAACGATAATACCAAAGAAATCGGTATATCTTTGCACCTCTTTAGGTTTCAAATTTCCCCATGCTTCTTTGAGGTATTCATCTTCACCGTTATACAACTCAACCAACGCATTGTATTCATCCAGATAATGTTCTTTCAACTTTCGGGCATGAACACTTTTACATCCTTTATCAATAAGGATAGTATAGAAATCATATTTATCTTTATAGTCACTTTCAACAAAATCGTCAACCATACCTTCGATATTAGCAATGAGAGTATAAACCTGCTCACGGATTCTATCTTGTATAGTAACCTTTGGTTTACTTTTTTGTTTTTCTTTTTCCTTTTGTCGTTCTTCCTCAGCCTGTTTCTTTTCATAACCAATAGAAGGGTCTTCCATAACTCCATTGATAATAGGAACAGCTCTTGTAACACCATCTTCACACAACATTAGATCATAACCCATAATATAATACTCCTTATAATAAATGCATTTTTCCCAATCCAAATAACGCAATCAGGATAACAATACTATTCAATAATATTAAATTCACACTACTTCTTAGATAGGCATTAATAATATGTAATGATGAACCTACCAACTGAATTAAAAATATAGTGGTAATGCAAACATCGTCACCATAATAGGCCATCAATAAATATATCATAATGAAACATAATGAACCAACTGTTTCACAAAACAAACGAAACCTATTATTTTTCCAATCATCTATCAACCAATTTTTCATTTTCTAACCTCAATTATTCGATACTGTCATTATATAATCTTTACCCTTTACCATCCATTCTGGCCAAACTGCCTGATTCATCATTTCATATTCTGCATCAGCTTGTTTGTCCATTTCACGGTTATATTTTTCTTCATCAGTTCCTTCGCCTTCTAAAGAATCCAACCATGCTTCAAAATCGTGTTTATCGTCTTCGTAATTTTCCCATTCTTCGTCCCAAATGCTCATTTGATTAACTCCGTTTTAAAGTTATTTCTTAATTGTTATATATATTATATCATATTTAGGGAATGAGTCAAGGAAAAAGTGAAGAAATATTGGATTTTAAGCCCTTTGTTTACAAAGACTTACAAAGTTTCTCAAAAAACCCTGTAAACCCTTATAAAACAAGGACTTATAAACCCTTTATTTATGAGGACTTAGGGGGATTCTTCTTTTTTGTGAGAAAATCGAGTAAATCTATCACCCGACAGCAGTATCCATGCTCATTATCATACCAAGCGAGGAGCTTGAGAAATCTCTTATTTAGCACGTTTGTAGAAAGGCAGTCAATAACAGAAGAATATTCACTACCAATATAGTCCACGGAAACCAGTGGCTCACATGATACATTGATAATACCTTTCATTTTACCTTTTGCTTCTTTTTCAAATACTGTGTGAATATCTTCAACATCTGTATCTGCCAATAACTCTATTGACATATCCAACAATGAAACATTTGGAACTGGAACTCTGATAGATGAGCCATCAAGTTTTCCTTCCAACTCTGGTAATACTACACCCACATTTTTAGCTGCACCAGTACTTGTAGGTATCATTGAAATTGTAGCAGCTCTTGCTCTTCGTAAATCAGGATGGGAAGAGTCCAATAATGTTTGTCCCATTGTAAATGAATGGACAGTTGTAATAAATCCTTGTTTGATTCCATATTGTTTTTGTAATACTTTAAGCAATGGTGTCAAACAGGTAGTAGTACAAGAGGATGCTGATACAATATTATTCTCCTGCAACTTATAATCTGTTTCATTTACTCCGTAGATTAATGTAGCATCTACATCTGAAGCTGGTGAACATACAATAACATTCTTTGCACCTGCTTCTATATGTTGAGACAGAGAATGTTTATCAGTAAACTTACCCGTTGAGTCTATAACATAATCAACTTCCAACTCTCCCCAAGGTAATTTTGCTGGAGTGTTTCTATCAAAGTTCGGTATCAAATGTCCATCAATGATTAAGTTATCTAACTCATATGAAATCTCACCATCAAAGTGACCGTGAATAGAATCATACTTAAACAAGTGAGCTCTAACATCAACCGTAGTTCTTGCGTTAATAGCAACAATGTTATACTTTGAATCTTTAATAAGTGTACGAATTAAATTTCTACCAATCCTACCAAAACCATTAAATGCTATGTTTATCTTTTTCTCTGCCACTCTTCCACCTCATCTCAAGTTTATCTTTATAACAATCAAAAAAATATTTCATATCACATAACCAATATTTTTTATACTTTACACCATGACCTAAAGAATCAATATCCTTTGTATCATACAAAACATATGTTCCTTTTCTGGTAATCTTAATAAACAATAGCCATAAATCATTTTCATCTGTTACATCATGTTCCACTTGGTCTATCCAAGTATTTAAGAGAGCTATACTATTATTTGCAATCAATAGATGAAAAGGAAACTCTGCATAGTTCTTACACTCAGCTAAGAAATATGGATAGTGTTCGGGTGGAATAATATCACCACGCGATAACTTTATCTGCTCCTCAGAAAGTGTCTCCTTTCTGAACTGATTTGAACCACCTATAAATGCACCAGAACCTGGCACTCTAATAAATGATTGATTATACAATTCTGATAGAAACAAACAAACATCTCTCTCCCAACTCTTACCTTTATTCTTAGACTTACTACTCATAGATGAAATCCAGTTTCATCCTGTTCGTCATATTCATCATCTTCATCTACATCCCTAATATAAACAGGTGATGCACAAAAAGGACAAAACTTTGGAATCATATCAGGTGTCTCACAATCCATAGCAAACGAATGTCCACACTCAGGACAACCAAACCTCTTTATTATTTCTCCCTCTTCTTCAAATTCCTCTTCCATTTTAGCTCCTATTTCAATATATATATACACTTTCTCAATCTTATAAATAACGGTATAAGGGGAAATTACGAGTTTCCCCAAATACCTAAACACAATAACTATCGGAGTAGCTATCATGTCTAAGAATACTTATACTCACTATATATACCTTCTAGTGGACGAAAACCATAAGAAATATGGTGGCGTTCGTTCCTGTAAATACATACCAGAAAAAGACCCTTATATGGGAACATCAAACCCTGTAGATACAGCTATGTCAGTTGGTGTATCCTTCACTAAGCACATCATAAAAACCTTTGATACAAGAGATGAAGCTAATGTATACGAATCAGATTGGTTAGTAAGGGTAAAAGCAGCTCAAAGTGCCGACTGGTATAATCAGATGAATACTTATCCGAACTTTTGTGCTCTAGGACGAGTGCCTTGGAATAAAGGCATCCCTAATCCATCTGTAAGAAAAAGAATGTTACACAATAATCCAATGAAAGACCATAAAATTGTTACTAAAGTATTAGAAACTAAAAAGAAAAATGGTAGTAATTCCAATATAACAAGATATAAACATCTTAAAGTTGAATATGCTAAAAGTCCAAAAGTATGTCCTACCTGTAATACAATAATGCCTTATGAAAGACGCCATAGGATATTCTGTAATAAATCTTGTTCAGCAGTTTATACCAATACTCATAGAATACTTAAAAAATCTAAGAGTTAAGATCTACTAATTCACAACCCTTATCTCCCGTGCAAGCGTAAGATTGTGAACCCCTCGTATTATCTTCTAATTCATATTTAGACAACTCTTCCCAATCAATCTCGGTTGGCATAAGTTTAAGCATTTCGGAATATTCATTTTCTGAACATTCTTGATAAGGAGCTTGTTTGTATGAATGATCCGAATAAGGTAAAAATGAGATTCCAGAAATCATATCAAAGTTTCTGAACACCCATGCACCAACATCAATCCATTCGTCTTCCTTAACAGTAATGGTAACAGACGGTTTATGTTCACACCAATGTTCCTGATATAATTTCCAGAACTCTAATTGTTCTATAGCTGATTTATCATTTCTACATATTGCATTTTCTGCTGTTCTAATAGGAAATGAAAACACCCAAGTATGTTCTGGTTTTGTTACATCAGATTCATGTGGAATACCTTTCTCCACTAAGAATTGACACAACGGGTCTTTCTTATCACCTCTTACAGTTCTAATGTAATGTGGTGAATGTCTTGCGTGAATACCAGACGATGCATCAACTAACTGTGATACAGTACCAGAAGGTTTCACACAAGTAATAGCTGCAGATGGATTGATACCCAATTGTTTTGCAACTTTCTTATTTGTATCAACTGCAGCTTCTTTTAACATATTTAATAATGCTGGTAGTTGATCTTGAACAGCATAAACATCTCCTGTATCAGTACTAAATCTATCATCATAAGTTCCATTAGTATATTCATTATCCATGATACCCGTTAATGATACACCCAACAAAGCTTCCTCTTCACAATTTGTTTTCCACTCTTTTGACAAGTAACGGAAATCTGTTAGAGTTGCTTGCCATGTACCAAGTATAGATGCAAGTCTTACTTTTTCAAATAATGTTTCTGGTGTATCCTCTGGACGAACAACAACCTCAGTCAAGTTACAAAACTCTTTGTCCCTTAATATAATTTCGGAACAAGGGTTAGTACCAAAATTGTGATTAGAATCTCTACGATCACCAAGTTTCTCAACCTGTTTCTTTGCAGCTTGTCTATTAAATATTCCACGTTCCCCCGATTTCGATGCAATCAATGACTGCCACTCTTTTAGAAAAATACCTACATCTGGTTTCTCTGTATATGCTACAGAGTTGTTTGACAATGCACGTTGAGTTTCAGCTAACCACCACTGTCCCGTCTTTGCATTTCTCATTCTTTCATCTGTAAGATTTGAAAGAGAAATCAATGCCGACCTACGAACACCACCGACCACAACAATCTCTGCTATCTTACACATTATATCATGGCACTCAATAGATGATAATTTTCTATCTCTTGCATTTTGGAAAATCTCTACTGTAAAACGAAAAAGATTATCCAATGGTTCTTTACCAGACGAACGCCCACCAAAAGTTTTTAGACGTTCACCTGCTGGTCTAATCTTTGACATATCCCATTTAGGTATTTGTCCAGCATATAACATCTGAATCAATTCTTTATATGCCTTTGCCCAACCAATCTTTGAATCAGCTACATGAATAGTAGTATCTGTATCAAATAACTCTTCTGGTACTTCGGGTAGTTTTTCAACTTCTCTGCGTTCTACAGAAAACCCTACACCAGTTCCACACATTAGAATAAACAAACACTCATCAAATGATCTTGTTTTGTTTACTGCGAGATATGCACAATTATATCCTGCTACATTATCCCTTTCCAATGCATCACCAGCTGTCATCAATGACCTCATTGACGGCATGATTTCCATGTTGACTACTGCTTGTTCTAATTCTTTTCTCTGTGCCTTAATTCCTTTATGTTCTTCTAAGTGTTTCTCAAAGAAATCAAAATATCTCTTTACTGTTTCTTCCCATGTTTCTCTTCGGTTCTCATTATCGAGCCATCGGGCATATCGACTTTTGTGTATAAATTGTTGGTATATATCCATCTTATTTAAATTTCTCCTTTAACTCATTCCATTCACGTTTACCTAATCCAAAATCCAAATCTTCTGACTTACTAATGTCATCTATGTAACTTGTAATATTCTGACAAAATCCTGATGATTGTTGCATCAAAGGAAAATGTTCAAATACATAATTCAATACATTCATTTCCATTCTACTTAAATTTATACTACCTAAACTATAGTCCTCAAATGCTTCAGTTGCAATAGGAAAATGAGGCTTTACCATTTCATACATTGGCTTTGCATAATCTTGTATTTCCTGCTGTGCATGACTATCCATTCTTAGCTTACAAAAATGAAAAAAGTTGTGCAAGTCAATTTTCCAGTAACACTCCGTATAGTTTGAAACTGGTAAAACTGTTCTAGCCAACTCTCTTGATAACCCACCATGTTCTAGTGTTTCATTACCAATCAAAACTTTGTATGCACATAAAGCTTTAGTGGTAACACCAGAAATGATTTCTTTATATTTCTGTTTCCAACTATCAGAAAGTTCTCCGTCCCTACCCTGTTTGTTACTAAGGGATTGTGGTTGGATATATTCTGATTCTGGAATATAACAATCATCTGACATTACAGAATATCTGCCAGAGTATTCGTTAAGTTTTGCTGTGCGGTGTCTCACAAGTTGTCGCATAACAAAAATAGGAAGTTTCAAATGAAACTTTACTGAAGCCATTTCAAGTGGGCTAGTGTGTTTATGTCTTAACAAATAACGAATGAGATTTCTGTTGTCCGACACCGCCCGAGTTCCCTTCCCATAGGAAACCCGAGCAGCATCAGCAATATCACCGTCACTACCCATAATGTCTACTAGTCTAACAAAACCATGCTCGTGTA